GCGACGTCCAGGTTCCAGCAGCGATGTATCCGTTACTACGTCCCTGTTCTGCGATCTTGCGGAACTCATTTTTAAGCACCTCAATCCCGGATTCCGTTTGGGGCAACTTCGTGCTGGTTTGACGAAGTAGGTTGAATCCGGCAGTTTGCAGCGCGAACTTAAACCAGAATTCATTATATATTTCGTCCGCGAATTGATTCGCGCCAGACGTGAAGAGCGAAGGCACGCCTGCGATGGACACGTACACGTCCACTCCCGCCGTCTGACACGCAACCAAGTCGGTTTGCCCAACCGTAGCGTCGGGCACTATACCGGCCAAGGTTTTTAAATGCATGGTGGTCGTCGTATTCGATCCTGCAAAGTTGACCGAGAGAAGTCTAGCCGCGTAAGCTGCCGCCATTCGAGGAGAGTCGATCGTCGTACCTGTGCTGTAATAAAGCCCGCGTGAATGCGTCTCCGACGCTGAACGAAACAGATCCAAGAGTCCACCTGGTGCGAAGTCGGCTTTGAGCGCCGAACAGTAGAACACGAGTTTGTCCACGCTCTGCACGTATGTGGCGAGAGTAGCTGCCGCTCCACCAGTGAGAACGCCATCCACGAGCACTCCAAAGTAATACACAGTGTTTATCGTACGAGCGATTGCCGCATCTACGGTTTCCGCCGGTAGTAATGGAATGATTGTCAAGTATCCGTTCGTAGACAACGGGTTCGGTTGTTGAGAAAAGAAGGCGATTGCGATTGCCGCCGCTTTAGAGCTCGATCCGAAGTCCGTCGCCACGGTGTTTGAATCCGTATAAATCTTGTACGCCGCGCCAGCATAATTTTGCGGTGTCTCGGACGAGAAGAGCGCCGCTGTGTTTATATTCGGTGCGCCGAGTGCGGACGGCGTTCCTTGAACGGTGATGTTTATTACATTCGATAGGTCAAGTGTCGGGTTAGACATTTAAATCCTCCTAAAAACTTGGTGTTGCTTCTGCTTCAAACGATTCCACATGCGTGTCCGTATCATCCTGCACCGTCACTGGGAACTTATCATAATACCCACCTGCGAGCGGTTTGTTCAAACTGTGAAGAGCGAAAAGCGAGAAATTCATGGTATACCGGTTCATAATCTTAGTCTCTTCGAGCGACGACGTGTCTATGATCTCAGTCGGCAACTTGTTTATGTTCATTAAGTTCGCGTCCATGGCTTGCTGAGCGAATATTGATTGCAACGCTTGAATCACTTGCTCTTTCTGCATACGTGCGGACTCGTCGGCGCTCATGATGTCTACCTGTATGTGATGAACCATCGCCACTTCTTGCGTCTCCTGCATTCCTGCTGGAGTCGGCGTCGCGTAATTGTTTGACGCAAACGCTTTGCTGTGCAAATAAGAGAGTGCGATGAAGATCCCAGGACCAGGATCTATGTCAATTTTAGAATTGGTCAGCATGATACGTTTATCTGTGAGTCCAAGCTCACTTTTCAAGATGTCGCGTATGACTTTCACCGGCTCTCTCATTGAAATCCTTCAGTCACCTCGTATTTGAAATAACCGCCACGCTTCCAATCATTCTTTGAACGAACGCGATATTGAACGCCTTCTCTATCTTCAATGAGCGCGTCGGGCGGAAGCTCTTGCTTTGTAAAGATCTCCGACCAAAACCACGATCTTTGACCTTCGGGTTTTATCGCCACGTTCTGCCCATTCATAGGAGTCTTCGCCGCACGAAACCAAATCACTTCAAGCTCCTTCTCGCTGATGTCTCCGTCATTCACGCTCTTGACTCGCGCTAGATATTTCATCGGAGTGTCTAGGCCTGGAATGACGCCGAATACGTTAGGATAATTCATTTTTGCACCACACGCGACGTGATTGAACGTTGTAATTGTCCAGTGTCAAGCAATGGTTTCGCCTGTCCTCGCCAATTTTTCTTGCCACGTGACGGATCTTTAATCGGCATCCACGTACCAAAACCGGATGACGTGAACGCCCTGTATATCATTTCCTCACAAGCGATTCCTAAATCGCGTAGCACTTGATCGATATTACCCTTAGACAAATGAAGAAGCATGTTCTTTTTCACTCGTTCAAGTATCGTTTCGGTCTTCGCTAAAAGTGGCATCCTGAGAAACGAACGAGCAGGAATGTGCTTAGTGAAACTGCCAAACTCATGCACAGCACCAATGTCAGGATTACCAGACAAAGCACGATTTTTCCTTCCATCTTTTCCCTTCCGTGAGGCTCTATTGCTAAAGATGCCCACGTCAACCGCTTTACCAGATTTAAGCGTCTTCATAAACGCGTTAAGCTCTGTGAAGTCTGACTTCACAATCCTACTCTCCACCGCTACCACTCGCTAGATCGACTTGCGTACCGGTATCATCCCATCCACTAATGGTTACCATATTACCAATGAGCTTCGGCCAGAGCAGCGACAAATATTTCTGCCCGTAATGCGTCTGCATAAATCCACTAAGTATTGGATTTTGCGTTATGCTCTCTGGTAATTGGTAGCTAACGCTGACTCCACCCACACCACCCGATTGAATGGTTCCCGAACCGTGTGAGTCTACTCCTACCCCGGCAGCAGGGGACAATCCCCCTGCCGCCTGAATGTTCACAACCATATAATGAGCGGCCAAGTACAAGAACGCTATCGCGCCTTCGTTGGTCTTACTAGTCGTATCGAATAGCCCCGGATTGATATTTAACCCAGCCTCATTTAACGCCCTAATTATATCCGTGTCACGCACAAACTCTCTGCCCACTCCGTACGCGAAATCGCGGTCGAATTGAGCCTTAAAGTCTGCTACGATCGGCGGATACGAGTAACTCATTTTTTCTTACTAGATTCCAACTTGGGACTATACCGAGTTGAACTTTGTTCTACTTCCTCTTCAAGCTCCATTATCTTTTTCTTAAGCGCCGCGTTCTCACTACGCAATGCGTCTATCGCGTCACCCAATGCAGGAGCGGCTTTCGCCGCATCCACGAGATCTGAATAACCAAGCATGCTTTTAGCTTCGTTCTCCAAGAGCTCAATCGAACCACCGGGAGGAAGAGAACGCCCACCGCTCACGTGAAACGTCCTCATTCCCCGGTTAATTAGCACTATCGTTTTTCCACTATCATCGGCCATTTTTAATCCTCCCCTACTACTTAGTTATGATCGAAGTACAACACTTCGGCTGGACGATACACAATGCAACCCGTCAGTTGTCCTGCGCCAACACCCTGCCATTGGAAGTTATTAGCCGTTCCAGCGGGAGTAAGCACGAAGTCAACCGGTATGTCCATTTTGAGAGTCTCAGACTCGTTGTTGTACAGAACGTAACGTTGTTTACCTGTCGCGCCGTTGATGTAACCGGCGTTGTTAGCAGCAGTGCTGTACGCCAAACCGTGAATCTTGAAGTTCGGATTTCCCGTCGCTTCTTTGAAGGCTTGGAGCAAGTACGTCATCATGGACACGATTGGGAACCCAGAAGCCACAGGAGTCGTGAGCCCTAGATAATCGTCCATTGGAATGACGAACGTGTTAGGCAACGTCGTGTTGTTGCTGTTCGCGAAGTAGTCGCTGAGAATTCCAGCAACAAGCGTCGCAAACGCAGACGACGACAAGGTGTTGATATTCGCCGTAATGCGCGAAGTGTTAATGTTCACGCTTGCGTTTGTAAGCAGACCGGGCGTATTGGTGAGATCTGTCAGAAGTCCGAGGAACGCGACTTTCTGAATGCCCAAGTCCCACTGACGCTTAAGGGCCGCCATCTTGGAACTGATGACGTCCCAATTGAGAGCCGCCAGCGCTTTTTGAACTTCAGGCGTAGTATAACGATATCCTTTCGCCCAAGTCGTGATCTTAGCGTTGATCGGCGCAGTCGCGACGTCAACTTCAGAGATCTGCGCAGGTCCGGCGCTTGTTCCCTGAATGCCCGACTCAAAACCACCGGCCACGTCATAGACGAGGTTTGTTTTGATTTCTTCCATCCACGCGCCAGTACCGATGACCACGGGCATGAAATCCGCAATTGCGACTTTGTAAAACTTTTGCGAAATGACTTGCGCCCGGATCTGAGTGACGGTCTGAGTCGTGTATTGGTAACCAAGCGTTGACGTGTCTACGTCACCGTTGGAGTTAAGCAACGTCATGCCCTGGCGCGGTGCCAGAAGTTCACGAGCGTTACGAAGCTCCACATCTTTACGTAATTTCTTGAATTTGTTATTCACTTGTCTTCTCCTTTACGATTGGATCGCGTTCGTAATAATCATACGGAACAAAACGCCCGTAGCTGAACACGGATCTAACGCGATACCACGTTGCTTCCCTGCAGATTGAGCTTGCACGTTCGTGCCAGACCCGCCGACCGATTCCAAGATCGTGCCGGGAGCGATGACGCCAGTACCGACGACCCACATGACCGGTCCGCCGAAGAACGTCACGTTGGCGATGTCGCCTGCGACGAACGACGCTTTCTTCACGTCGAACGACAGCGCAAACATGCTAGGATCAGAAGCCGCCGCAGCGATGAATTGCGGATATTGTCCTGCCGTGATAGCCGAGTCCAACTTCAAGAAGTCGCCAGCTTTGAGCGATGTCGCTTGATTCGCGCTGATCATACCGGCAATGATGCCGGACGTCAGGATTTGCAGATCCAACTGTCCGCGAATCGGGACCTGTTGGAATTGGTTAATATTTAGGTTTGCCATTTACTTTATCTCCTTGTGTTGTTATTCAGCTACAGCGATCTTGCCGTAACGTTTTTTACCTTCGGCAATTTGATCCTGAATTGTGACCAGATGCGGCATTTGCGGCTCACCGCGACGATTAGCGGCAGCTTTGAGTTTGTCAAAGTGCTCGTCACCTGCGTTTTCCAGGTCGTTGCACATCGAGCAATTGTCCATAGGCTCTTTCTTATGCTTGCCACCCTCGTGATCTTCTTTCATCGAGTTTTTGGCTTGCTTGTCTTCTTTACGCTCGTCTTCCTCTTCTTCCTCTTCTTTGAGTTCCTTGCTTAAGCCTTCTTTGTCTTCGTCTTTGTTCTTCATTTTCTTGGCGTTGTAGGCTTCAACGAGCTCCTTCACCGCAACTTCCTTATCGCCCACGGTAACGAACTTCTCAAGACCGAGTTTAATCGGCTTCGCGTTCACCGCTTGAAAATTCTCAATGAGATCTTTCATAGCGACTTCCTTGCCTTCAATCTCAACGACGGTGTTCTCAAGATCAGACTCGGACGCGTTTGTGACTTCTTCTTTCTTTTCCCAGAATTTCAACTTCATCTTATTTCCTCCTTTTGAGTTTAGGATGATTCGCGCCCCTTCGTATCGAGGGTTTGCAACCACCGCCAAATGTGTATACTCTCCATCAACTACCTCTTGCTCGTATGGGATGTTGTGATATTCGCCTTGACTCTTGCGCGTTTGTGACACGTTGTACGCGCACGATACTGAATACGCCGTACTTTGACAATTGCGAATCGTAGAATCATCCCACACTAGAAATTCTGCCCAATACCACCCGTCGGCTTCATTATACCAATGACGAGTGACTACACCGTCGGCTTCTTCTCTGAAATTTTGGGGCTTGATGTTTTTGTGGACGACGTTGACGACCGGTTTGCCAACGAAACTTTTAGACATTTTATCAAGTGTTTCTTTCCGCACGAGCACAGTTCCGTACTCGTTGTAGTGTACGAGTCCTGGTTCGATGTGACGACACTTAAAGAGTTTCGGGTATGAGGTGGACGCATTTTCGTGCTCTCCTTTTCTCCTTCTCCACATGGAGTATGCTACAGCCGCTCGTTGCTTTTGGTCTGGGAAGTCTTTACGCGCTTCCTCAGACTCCATGAAACGAGAAATATATTCGGATTCGGATTCGTCAGATTTAGGCTTTGGCACTGTGTTTTCCTTTTCCTGGCTTGCCTTCGTTATAATCGCCTTCACATTTAGGCGAACAAAGTTTTGCGTCCATGCCTTTCTTATATTCAAATTTCTGGCCACATTGCAAACACTCCGACTTCTCATTCGTCATCGTTCCATAGCGCCTTTTGCCTTCCATGATCTGATTACGAAGGACGTCGGCAGGAAGGAGAAGAGAATTCGCGTGTTCCGTTTCTATCTTGTATTGTTTACATTTACACCCCTCAATATCACACTCCTCGTCTTTCCATTGATTACTCGCGGAACCATGAACATCATAAGTGTGCCCACACTGACATCTATTGTCTGAAACACGCATATTCTTATGTTCTTTATACTGCCGCTGACAACCCTTACAGACCACGCCGTCCGCAGGATGAATCATAATTCGCTGTCCGCTAACGTCCTTATCACATTGGTCACACTTTTGACCTGCTTTAGCTTCCGTTCTAATGGGATCTGCCATAAATTTTATGCTCCTAATTTCTCAAGTATTGGAATGTCAACGCAACGACAGTTGAAGTCCTCACCCGGATTGTTTCTTTGTCCAGTGGCTGAATCTGTAACTGGAGGATCAGAATACAGAAACACCCGTCCGCTAAGCTTTCTATGATCGTCACGCGTTCTTTCGTCTCCCACAGCTGACCATTCATATTTGTGGACTCCAGCTTCTGAGAACCTTTGCTGTCTGAATTTCGACATAAATAGAGCGGTTTCCTGCCGGGCGAGAAATTTTGCCTTCCGCTTGGCGATATCGAAACGGGAACCAATTTTGTCCACGAGTGAATCGTACCGAAACCCAGAGTCTGCATTCTCTTCCACCATTCCCCGTAGTTCATCGATCTGCTCCTGGGAAAACTTCTTCACATAAAGCTTGATGTTGTCGTTATAATCTTCAGCGAGTTTGCGCTTAGATTCTGGCGTAAGCTTATATCCAACGCCCAATTTTTCCGCAGCGGTCTTAAAGCCTTCCTCAAATCCGTCCTGAGTCTTGGTCACGTCGACTTGCTGCTCACGTACGATCCGCGCTAAGTTCTTCTGCGTCTCATCAAGTTTCGCTTTAATCTCTATGTGAATACGCTCGGCTTTAGCTTGAGCAAGCGCCGCAGCAGTTTTAACCCATGAAGGCACTTTAGCGGGCGACAAATAGTATTGCTTCTTACGATTATCCCATACCGCGCCTAGATCACGAATCGCTTTGCTTATTTGCGCGTTGTACTTGCCTGAAAATATACCACCCGCATATTGTATCGTTCCCGACACGAGCGCATCGCTCACAACACTTTGGGTGGAATTAAAAATCGACTTCGCCTGCGTAGTGACTTCTCGAAGCACAGCGACCACAGGATTAAAAATGATCTCCCTAAACATCCGAAGCAGTTGCTTCTCAATAGGCTCATATTCAGCCGGTCGTAACCGTTGAATTGGAAGCACTAGTTTCAAGCGATCTCCAAAGGAACGGAACCCGCTGGAGCGATGACGATCTGTTTCACTCGATTGAGCGCCATGTCAAAGATCACGTCTCTAGCCGAATCCATTATAGAGCAGCAGAGCTTAAATTCATTAAGCGGCCCCTGCACTTCAACTCGCTTGGTCGCGGGATCTAACGTTATGATTAATTGAATCAAGTTACTTGGAATCTGGCTTTCCATCGTCCTTGTCCTCCTTATCTGCCATTTCTTCCTCATGATCGGCTAATGGATGGTCTTCGAGTAGTCCTTTACTGGCTTCAGTCTCAATAGGCACAAGCTTCTCTTTCTCAAGCAAATCGCCCATTTCTTGCGAATTGAGCAGCATCCGGTCGAAATCAGCCAGATAGCGATTGTGCTTGCTGGTCTTCACAACTTCTTCATCAACAGAACTCATGACGCGTAAGGGTTTAAATTCAAAATGCAGATCGGGCTCAAATCCGAATTTCATTTGACAAATAAGATTGAGCACTTGGCGGATCGGTTTACGCAGTTTCTGTCTAACTTCCGACTCCACCATGGCATTGTAATTCTCAATGTCATCCTCACCTGAATTAAATCCGGACGCAGAAATTCCGAAAATCTTAGTCAACGGCATGCGCAGAGCAGAAGCTATACCAATCATATTCTGTTTCATGACTTCAGCAAGACCTGAAAACGTGATTTGCTTTTGCTCAAATTCGTCAACCGTATCCATAATGATCGCTTTATTAAAATTCTTAAGCTCGTTCATGAGTTGGATTCGCGCTTTCGTGAGTTGCGTACCTGAGGCGGACGCCAATTGCGTATTAAAATCCTTAAGACGATACACGTCAATTTTAGCCTCTTCCAGAAGCTCATATGTCACTTCCCTAGTCTTGAGGAACATATTGAAATCTTCAACCATGCGTTCAACTTCGCTCATACCCCAACCGTTAAGTTGCCACCGAAGAATGTAAGGCGCAGCTTTGCCACTAAGCGTGATTATGCGCGAGTTATGCATCTTCTCGTTGTAGAACCAAAAATATTCTTCAATTCGCGCAGCATACTGGCTGAAGGGATCGGCGGCCATATTGAATCCGCCCGGTTTCCACGCGGCCATGAGCTCCCAACGATTCGCTGCGTAAAGTTCGAGCTTCTTTATTTTTAGCTTATTTAACGGCGTCTCTGGGTTTTGATCGGTATTTACAATAATGCCACCACCACCGAAGAGCCTCGACCACACCATCGCTTCCCCAATCGTCTCAAGCACTGAAAACTCTTCTAAATCGTCCTGCAACGCTTTAATGTCATCCTTATCCAACTCTTGAGACTGAATGTCCAAACCACCACGTAGAGCGTCCAAGACAGGCATATCGATCGCAGTCTGTATAAGGCCATGAGTTTTATACATGTACATGAGCATAGTCCAATTGATCGTAAGCGGCGCATAAAGGTTGTTTTGTAGGATCGGATTAAACGACGTTAAATTTGACTGCGCTTGCGCAGACTGAATGAGGCCGGTTAATGAATTCGTAGCTTGAAATTCCTGTTGCGCCTTCAAGTTCTCAAGCTTCAAATTGAGCACTTTGTTCTCGTTCTGCAGTCGTTTAATAGCGCGTGTACTCAAATGAAGTTCCAAAGTCCAGCGCTTGAATCCAACGCCATAAGTACCGCGTCACGCAAGTCGTCATTCTTGGGATGGTTGTTGATTAATTGATAGCGGAGCGTGTCTTTAAGGTCGTGTCCTTCGGAATCGTTGCCGATATGTCTATTCAAATGCACTTTTCCATTTTCAAAGAAATGCGACTTGTTCTCCAAATGAGTGAGCTTGTCCACGACCTTATCAACTTCATGAACCGGCAAATTCGTCCTACGAATGACTTCGGCCACGTAGTCCTTAAATCCCGCGATGCCTTCAATGTTCACGTTTGTGAATTTGAGCTTCGTTTCCAAGTCTTTATTGGTTTGATCTAGCGTAATTATCCGGTCATTGAGCGACCAATGCTCGTTCCACAAATTGTGGATCCAGTAATCGTTGCCTGAACTATCGCGATGTTGAGTCTTGATCACCATTGCGCGGCCTGTGTAGTCGTTCTCGTTGTTCTTACCAATCGACGGATCTTCACCAATGATGACGGCCTGAATGAATAAGTGCTCACCATTACCGATTAGCTTCCACAAGTCCTCAGGATTGTACAACCAATCAACAAGCCACGAAGATTTGATGATCGACGTCGTTTCATCGCGCCGTTCGTTCTGGAGCTCTCTAAAGAAGATGACTGAACCCATGTCGTATTTGTCCGCCATGAGCGACTCAAAGGTGTTAAGTTCCAGCCACAAAACCTTCTTCTGGTCGAAATCCGTGATCGCCTTAAACGTGCGTGAAATCCAACGCGGCTGTTTCTTCAAAGTTTCGAGCAAGTCAATGCCGTTAATAGCTGTGCCTTGCACATGAATTGAGCAGTCCTTAGTCTTGGCACGCGCTGGATAAAGCGACGACCAAAACCAATTGTTTTTCTTATCAGTGCTCTCAACGTTGTTTATGTCCTCTTCATCATACAAGTCGTCTATGATCAAATAATCTGGCCGAACGTTTCTATAATTGATGCCGCGAATCGATTGCCCAGCGCCCACAGCCGTGAACACCGTTCCGTTGGTTAAAACGAACTGTTGATCGGTCCAGCGCTCACCAATCATATTACCGTACAAGTGTTTGAGCATTTCGTTGGTTTCAAATTCAAATTTCATCGACCGATTGACGTCAAGCGCCTTTTTCTCTGTCGATTGCACGTTTAAATAATGAATAAATGAGCCCGGCTCATGTAACGCTTGAAACATTGGAAGAAGGAAGCATTGAATTGCGGTCTTCGCGTGACCACGTGGAGCTTCAGTGTTTGTATAAGGAAGGTTTCTACTGCGCGTGAGGTAATCGTGGAGCTCATGACAATAAGGCTTGTAGAACTTCTCTGGAAACAGGACTCGACCCCATAATAGGATGTTCCCTTCGACCGCGAATCTCTTGACTAGCTCTGCGTCAACCTGGTACTTGAGCGCCGTCTTGAGTTGCGGATTCTCCAGTATCGCGCTTACGTTCATGCTCTGATAGTAACCTCGATAACTCGATTAAGTCTTTCGACGATAAGTTCCCAAATTGTATGGCCTGATGCTGCAACGGGTTCCCATCTACTCCAGTCACTTCAACTTTGTTACGTAGCGAATACTCTTGTGCAAATTTGCGTTCTAAGTACCACGCGGACGCTTGCCACTGCTGCTTGCCTGCCGTGTGCACGACTCTAAGCGATTGCTTCTTTGACGACAAGATCGCTTCTTCCATGTCCTGAGCAAATTTTGGATCTCTGCGCTTCTTGTCATATATGACATCTGCGCTACTACCAATAAGAATCGCAGAATCTAAAATCGTGAGTCCTAATCTTAAGTTACTTAAAAAGTCCTTCCAACGTTTTTCCGAAATTTTTAATTTCATCTGCAGCGGTACTGCCGCAATTACTTTACCAACTGATAAACTCGTTGACGACTCACGCCCAAGATTTCCGCGATGATCGACGGCGACACGCCATTTTTGCTCACGAATTTGTTAATGAGAAGCTTACGAACTTCGGCTCTCGCATTCATTCTCTTCAAATCGCCTTTCTGTTGCGCGTCCTTCACTTGCTCGTTCAAATTGTGAAGGCGGATTTGCGCGTAAACCGGAAAGCCACGGACCGGCGCGACGTTGAAAGTCGTGCTCTTACTCTTTTTCATTTCCATTTTTACCGCGCTGTCAGTTCTCTTTTCCATAGACACCTCTGGCCGTTCAAGCGTTTGAATTGAGCGGATTTTAGCACAGCGGATACTTGACCGTCAATGTACTTTACACATTCAATTTGAATGACTGAACGCAACGAGCATGCCAAAGCGTTCTCTTCCATCGAGAAAATGATTGACAAGAAATAATCATTCATGTTTTACTTAAAGTATATACTTGACAAAGAGATAGTAATTGTGGTATAATGATGTCATCTTTTCAAAAGGAGAACGGCCATGGACAAAAGAACGTACGTAGAAAGACAAATTATGAAATTCTTCGAACAAAGCTCACCCGAATGGAAACAAGAACTCTTCGCAAACGCGCTGCAGCGCTTACCGTTCGCATTCCTTCGAGCGATAGAAAAAACGATCACGCAAAAAGAACAACAAGAAGAACAAAAAGACGAAACTTTCGCACAAATGCATTACCAACAAGAGGAGAACTAAACAATGGCCATACAAGAAATAACAATCGATCCAAAGACAGGACAACGAATCGGGCGCATCTTGCCCGGTTACGATGACAAACCAAAGCCGCGCATCCTGTCCAAAATGACAGACACTAAAAAAGAGGAAAAATCAATGAAGAAAGAAATAATCAAAGCCAAAGCAGCGGTCAAACGCGGCCTGAAGCTCGACAAACCGGAACCGGCGTTTTCAGCGACGATCATGGGATTCAACGGCGACGGAGCATGGGTCGTCACCAAGAAAACCACGTTTGAAACCGTCGACGACGTTCAAGACACGTTCATGGCTTGGAGCAACAAAAAAGGAAGCAAAAGCTCGTTCAACGTCACGCGCAACAAATAAACGTTAGTGCGCGGTCGCTCAGACCTAGGGCCGCGCACAACGTCTTTTAAAGGAGAAAAATATGAATGACAAACATACGCCGACGCCGTGGCATGGAAGCGATATTCTTGACGATGACCGATATGGAATTGTTGATTCAAATAACAACATTATTATCGGAACGTCAGGGAGTGTTCGACGAAAACAAGACATTAAATTCATCGTCCGCGCTGTCAATTCGCATGAGGAATTGTTGACAGCAGCGAAGCAAGCCTATGAAACTCTTTGCGCTGGTTTCATTGAAGTTCAATTCGCTTCCCAAAACAGACAAATAACTTATGCCAAAGATGAACTGGAAAGAGCCATCGCCAAAGCGGAAGGAGAAATCAATGTCTGAATTCATGGCATTTCTAGCAGGAGCGGCAGTAGCGGTCATCATCGGTTTCATCGTGATCAAAGTATGAAGATGCATGCCAAGCAAGCCATCAAAGGAGCGATCATCGGCCTACTCAATAACTCGCTCAAGTTCCAAAGACTCGCGCCCAGGTTCCAGGTAACGGATCTCAGCGACGATTGGGAAATCGCCACCGTCAAAGACACAGAAACGGGTTCCGTTGACCAGACGAGGGCCGAGCTCCTACTCGTTGAGCATCTGGACCCATCCCAAACGCCACAGTCGCCGACGAACCGGGGAGCGATAGCCGACCAGGTGGCTAGAGTCCGGGCGAAGAGGGTCAATTGGAACCAACTTTAGATACACTACGCATACACTACGCCACATTACAGCTTTGTAATCTGATGTTTACAAGTCGTTTACAACATTCAACTTGAATGAACCAGTTCTATTCGGAGACAGTTCATTCAAGTTGAATGAACGTTTGAATGGGGTGGTCGTCGACATATGGGGGGAATAATTATTGAAGTTAAACGAAAAGCTTTCCGTTACTACATTTTTTCGTAAAACGACTTGAGGTCGTTAAACAATTACGAAATTTAATCGCATCTAACTTGGGATTCATTCTTTCTAATTTAACATGCCGAGGCGGCATGTAGTTTCTTAAAGAAACTGTATAATTTATCGTCGTCGCTTTTTTTCACTTTTTAATGGGGGTATATGAAAAAGAATTTGTGGTTGCTAATTCCTGGTAAAGCTGTGGCTTTAACTAGACCAAGATTAAATTTTGGAGCAATTCGTAAATTTAAAGGTAAGGGCTCTGGTGGTGGTCCTTTGGTGTTCACTCCTCGTAAGTGTTTGGATTGGCAAAAGTTGGTGAGGCTTCGTGCCGTTGGTGCTTTAAAGAAGGAGTTTTCGTCGCCTGAGCTTTTCAAGTTTCCGCTGCAAGTTGAATTGGTGTTCTTTATTAAAAGGCCCAAGAAAATCAGTAAGTTTTCGTTACGTCCTGATATAGATAATTTTGCGAAGTGCGTTTTAGATGGTCTTCAAGGAGCGGTTTATGAGGACGATTCCTTTATCACAAAGCTTATGGTATCTAAAATCTTCGTCAACGACTCTGCTGACGAAAAGACGACGGTGATGATCAATGAGTTGGAATAATATAAAATCTAATTCTTGCGATGGTGATTGCGATTGGGAAGAAACTAGGGATGAAGTAGATGAATTGCTTAACGATCCCGACTTCAGTTTTGCTTGGGATTTTCTCAGTCAACTTGATGATTGGATTGAGAAGCATAAGCACGTAACCGAAAGCCAAAAACAAGCCATACAAAACATAATAGACGGTGCTGCAAATCGTGGACAAAATGGAGACGGCTATGAGTTGGATTGACGTAGGTAAAATCACCGCTCTTCGTCAGTCCATGATTAAGACTTTTCAGAGGTGTCCACGTCAATTCTATTACGCCTACATCAAAGGTTTGCGTAATCCACCAAATCTAAAGATGGTGGTAGGTACTGCCGTTCATAAAGGAGTTGAGATAAATTATGAGCAAAAAGTTAAAAGTAAGAAAGATTGTAAATTGGACATCGTTTTGGATTCAACTAGAGACGAATTTAGAGAGACATGTAAAAAAGATGGGTTTAAGCTGGGGCAAAAGGAAACCGGCAAAAGCCAAGACGAAGCAATCGCAATGGCGTCTCGATACCATCAGGATTCAGCGCCTAATTTTCAACCTGCAATACGCCCTGAATACCGATTTGAAATTAAGATCCCCGGAGCTAAACGACTCTTTGAAGGCACTATTGACCTGCTTGCTTATTATAAGAAAAAAGCGAACGCTCTTGTCCTTTCTGACACGAAAACCACGCGTCGCTCCTATGAGCAAAAGAGAGCGGACGTCGATACCCAACTTACCGCTTATGCCTACGCAGCGCTTTCTAAATTTAGGAAGCTAGTCAAATATGTGGTGTTTGACACCGTAGTGCTCGCTAACGGCAAGGTGAAGTCGGAACACGTGATTTCAACGAGATCTATGGAAGACATGGCAAGATTTGAGCAGACATTTAAGGCGATTGAGAAGAGCATAGACGTTGGCGCATTTCCACCCACCGATGACGCTCGTACGTGTAGTTGGTGTGGCTTTGCTGAACGTTGTTGGCCTGGTCGCTCATGGAGTAATAAAAATGGCTAGGGGTGATTGTTGTTATGACGTCTGTCCGGTTTGTTTGGCAGACAATAGGTTCTGCGAAATGCAGTCATTTGAGACTGCCGATCCCGCGCAACTTAAATTTGGAATCATGTGTATTCGTTGCGCTTTTACTACAGAATTCGTCAACACTAAGGAGGAAGCGATAATCATATGGAACGCATACGAAAGAACGGCCAGGATCTAAAAACGTATTCACGTCAAGGAGTATGTGAGAAATGTAATATTTTTACTATAACTAGACAAAAGCCAAAATGGTGTCGAAATTGTTTTATAAGTTATGCTTTTACCTTAAATTTGTCATATAAAAGGACAGTATTACGGCATTATTCTGGCGGTGGATTAATACATTGCGTTTGTTGTGGAGAAGGAGAATTTGGATTTTTATGCTTAGATCATATAAATGGTGGTGGAGCAAAACATCGTTTATCTATAAATAGTGGTGGTGGTATATATCGTCGACTAATTAAGCTTGGACTCCCCGATGGATATCAAACTCTCTGTTTTAATTGTAATGCATCAAAAGGAGGAAATGGAAAATGCGTACACCAAAAGAGCTAATAGAACTTGAGCATCAAATAGATCAAGCTGTCCTTCAATTTACAATTGACATGAAGTATAAACTTCGCTTAAACAATCACAAAGGACATTGGAAGGACCAAGATTTCACGCATCTACTCATGAAATTGAATGGCGAAGTTTCCGAACTTGTCGAAGCTTTAAAACCCATACAAAAAAGTGGTAGGTTCGATCAAAAGGTTTTTATGGACATCATACATGAGTGCGCGGACGTGAGTAATTATGCTATGATGATAGCTGATAATGCAAAGCGTATGATGGTAACGACTGACGCCAAGCGACAATGATCGACAATCCATTATTCACGCAACTTAGGCACGACCGGCGAACCAAGAACGCGATAAGAGGATTAATTAAGCGTTGTTACCTTTTAGATCCGGACGACATAGAGGCTGAATTTTGGGTAGGTGTAATTAAAGGCCTAGAAGCCGTAGACATTAAAATTGGGGATCCATTATTATATTTAATAAAATATGGAATGTGGAATGTGAGGAGCGCCATGCGGAAAGAACTAAATAAGAACATAATCCAACGTTGTAATCATTGTGGCCATCAAGATAATCAATATATATACTCTAAACTATGCATCATTTGTAATACCAACATGCATAGTGAGATTAGGTATAGTTCGATCGACGGTCTTGAGATTCCAATAGATGAAGATAAGAAAGAAGAGTCATTAATACATCTTAAAGTCCAATTGACTCCTCAACAAATTAAGGCGTTAAATGCCCTGATAAGAGCCTGTAACGCGGGATCAACTCAGCCTCTTACAGACGCCGCCAACGAACTTGGAATCTCAAGGCCCATGATGACCAAGCACGTGAGAACTTTTAGAAATAATATCGAGTTAAATGAATGAGCTTTCGTTACTACATTTTAAAGGGAG